TAAGGCCGTTCTTAGCCTTGTGGCGCGCCATAAGGCTAAGAACGGCCTTAACCCGGTCGCGGCGCTCGCGGTCGACCTCGTAGCTCAGTTCTTCGTTCTGTCGTATCTCAATTGGCATGAGCTCGAATAGATCCCTCCCGGCCTTGGTAATGCGCGCGGCGTCGATCTTTGCAATAGTGTAGGTAGCCATTAGTAAAGGCTCCAGACGCCAACCGAGTTGCCATTGTAATCGAAGATAAGTCCGCTGCCGCTGCCGCCGTGGATATCCCCAACGGCTACGCGCTCCAGGGCCTCGGCAATATCCGCTGCCGTTTGCATGGCATCATTGCCCAGGCGGATCTCTAGTTTAAACTTCTTCATTTTTATCCCTTTCATTTATTCCCTATTACCTACTATAGGCGATAGTTTAACCTATTGCAAGTAGCGCGCGGCCGGGTATCGAACCCGCTAGACCCCCATATGGGTGCCGCGCCCATTACTACAGTAACCGCCTAGCTTCGCGGTAGCACCATAGCATTAGGGCGGTTAGCGCTAACAGTATCGCGAACAGTGCCACTACCGCCCATTCTGGTGCCCCCGCCGTTAGTCCTACGGCGTTAATAAAGGCTCTGAGCATTATAAAGATTCCCGCGCCCGCGGTCATGTCTAGAATCTGACGGCGGCGCGCCCGGCGGCGTTGTCTAGTCATTCGTCATCGCCCTCGTCACGAATAAAGAAACCCATATTGGTTAAGTGGTCTAGGTAACTTTCTAGGCATTCTTCCAATTCTTCCACCGTGTAGCCGTAGTAGCTAATGCGTTCATACCACACGTCACCGCGGTGCCGACCCGTACTTACCAGGGCGGATAGGATGATGCACCCGCTACCGCGCCCGATCTCTACCGATACGCCCGCCGCCTTTGCGGGGGCGTAATCTATGTCTCTAACGTCATTAAACATTTGACTCCCTTTATTGTTGTCGGTGTAGCTCATAACTACACTCTATAGGGTGTAGTGTTTCATTGCAAGTTTATTTAGAGATAGGGGTTATCTTTATTAGAGATAGCATCAGGTTCCAAAATTGTCGTGGTGTCGCGTAATGTGCGGGCGTAGGGGGCCCGTTCCCCCGGTGTCGATTAGATCACGGCTTGAATCTCGCAAGTGTCGTGGTGTCGTGGTGTCGACTGATAGAGATGACTGATAGAGATGACTGATAGAGATGATCGTGGGAGGTGATGACTGAGATAGATCACTGGTTAGGGAGTGACTTATAGAGATGTCTTATAGAGATGTCTTATAGAGATGTCTTATAGAGATGTCTTAGCCAACGCATTCCACTCCCTTACTCGTGCCGTTATTACTCGCAAGTCGACGATCGAACAGTGGTGCTTTGACTGGTGTTATGCCAAGCCATCGCCAACCCCAGCCCATCTACATTCTCGATTAATATCACACAATCATCACAGAAGTCGATAGTTATGACCGGATGTGTGCCGAGGCGGATGTAGTTTGTGTTTTAGTTATTCAAAGAACGGTGAACTGTCATTCTCTCCAATCCCTTTGCTCATCAGGCTTTCTGTGGGTCCATCACCGCTTCGCGGCGCTGGTGGTTAAAAGCATTGAAAGAAAAACTCCACACGTCTACAGCCGCCAGGCTGGAGACAAAGGGTACTGTCAAACCAGCTTTAGAAAGTATTGCAAAACCGCTGTCAGCGGGCTTTCAACGCCGAGTGTTCGAGATGCTGGAGTTTCGACGCGCACCCTCTTCTCTGCATCCGCCTGTCGAAAGGGAACTACGCTTTAAAAACAATTATGCCAGCACCGCCTCACTCAAAACTACTGAGCTGCAATCCACAACCGCACGGCGCAAGGAACGCCTGTGACTGGTGAGTCTCGACTTTTCCCACGAAATGTATTCGGGGTGCGCCAACCTAATCCCGCTCTAACCGGGTAACTACGGCGAGTATCTGTTCCCAGACTCACACTCCGCGGCGACTTCCACGCACGACCACTACCAAAGGTGATAACCCATTGTACACCTTTGACCCGCCCTGTCAAGTCCATCGGCGTAACTTTTTTGGGACCCCGCTGGTACAATTAACTATGCCTCTAAAGCCCGGCAAATCCAGCAAGACCGTTTCCGCGAACATCAAGACGGAGATGAAGGCTGGCAAGCCCCAGAAGCAGGCAGTAGCGATTGCGTTGGCGAAGGCCGGAAAAGCGAGGAAGAAATAATGTGTGGAACCTGCGGATGCGGCAAGCTGTGTAACTGCGAGGGGTGCGCGGCGCTGGCCGAGAAGTTCTCCAGCGACCCGATTATCACGACCATGCCCCCGGCGCCGGACGACTACTGAGAAACGGTAAAGTAAAACGCGGAGAAATGGGATAGTAAGCCGCGGGGGTCTGAACACCGACTACGCCCCCTTTCTCTGCTTTTTGTGCTAGGATAGGGGTACTGAATGTTGTACCCCGGAAAGTCCGGGTTCGATGCGAGTAAAGTCCCCCGGCATAGTCACCGGGGGCTTTACTATTTCAGGTGCAACTTCTGCACCCCGGTGCCTCAAAATTTCTATAATTTTTTAGGACCCTCGCAAAAGAGTGATGACGTGACCATACCGTTTGTGGTAAGGTAGTGGCGTCCACAACGGACAAGCACTCAAACCCTTCCGCGAGAAGCCCCACCGTAACAGGTGGGGTTTTTCGTGTATTATGAGGGTATGACCAAAAACATCAGCACCCACATCACAGCTCTGCTGTCGGGGGCGACGTCGATTCTGGCGCTTGTCCACCCTGGCTTTACCATCCCGCCGTTCGTTCAGGGCATCGCTGTTTCGTTGCCTGCCATTTTTGCTGCGGCCATCGAGGCGTTGCACTTCATCAAGACGCACAACCTTCAGGCCAACCTTGCCGCCGCTGACCACGTTGTCAACTCGCTGCTGGCCCAGGCTCCTGCGCCTGCCGCTGCACCCGCTCCGGTCGAAACCCCCACGACCCCGGCTGCCTAATGAGCCACGGGGACGTAATCGAGAACTCGCTTAAGACGTGGTTGGACGATAACCTCCCCAAGTTTTTGACGAGCATCAACGCTGAGCTTCTCGACGAAGAAGAGTGGAAGATGCCCGTCGTTGAGGACTACTGCCTTGTCGTTGCTGTCTCTGATTACAGCGACGGCAATGGCGGTGTCTTTACTATTTACGGCAATGCGCCCCAGTACCGTATCGCAGGGTTGTTGGCTACCGCATTGAATAGTTAATGGCCGTTACACCCGTCCAGCGCAAGAAGTATTTTGAGGCACGGGCGGCTGGCTTTTCCATTGCTCAAAGCGCCCAGCGAGCCAAGTTCTCCGAGGCGACCGCCTACCGCGTAGAGAAAGCCGCGCAGGCACTCAGGGCGAATACCGACATTGATTCGTCGGCATCTAACTACCGTGAGCTAAAAGCCGAAGCAAAACTTGACGGCCCTAAATCCTACGACAAACTCTGCCCCGAAGCCCAGCAAGCACTTGAGGACTTTGGCTACTTTCGCCGTCGGTACTTTGGTCGCGTTTCTACGCCGTGGCAGGAAGAGGCTGGCGTCAAGCTAGTTGAACTGCTGGAGTCGGAAAACAAAGAGTACGTGGTGATGAACATGCCACCAGGCTCCGGTAAGACCACCCTGCTCCATGACTTGACGTGCTGGATTATCTGCCGCAACCGTGCCGTGCGTCTGCTCACCGGCTCCGCCACCATGAGCCTCGCCAAGCGCAACCTGATGCGTGTTCGTCGTTCGCTGGAGCGTGTCATCCCCGAATTAGCCGATGACCAACTCAAGGCACGCGGGCAGGCGGTAGATGCCGAGTCCACCTTGGCGCTAGACTTCGGACGCTTTAAACCACTCGACAAAGAACTATGGACAAATGAAGCGTTCATTGTTATGCAGCCGGAAGAAAACGGCGCTATCTCAGAAAAGGAACCGACGCTAAGTGCTTACGGTATGGACTCTGGTTTTATTGGCGGCCGCTTCGACGGCTGTTTCTGGGACGACCTCGTGGACCCTCGAAAAGTCCGTAGTGCTGAACAGCGTGAAGCGATGGAGGACTGGTATCAAGACGTGGCTGAGACGCGACTTGAACCGGCAGGTATGCTCGCTCTTATTGGCCAGCGTCTTGCTCCTGACGATTTGTATCGCTTTGCACTAGACATGACCCAGCCGATTGAGGATGACGAAGTTTTGGACGTCCTCAGCGATGACGAGATTGCAAACCTCCGCCATGACAAGAAGTACAAGCACCTTCTTTACAAGGCTCACTACGAAGAAAAGTGTTCCCCGGATAACCACAAGCGAGGGTCTGATGCCTACCCCGTAGGCTGTTTGCTTGACCCACGGCGACTACCCTGGCGAGAAATCTCAAACCTCATGTCCAACCGAGGCGAACGCTTTGCCGTCGTCTACCAGCAACAAGACCTCGCCCTTGACGAAGTGCTTGTCAGGAACGAATGGGTTTATGGCCATGGTCAGTCTATTGGCTGTATTGACAAGGACCGCGACCGCTGGGAAATACCACCCGGCCTTAACCCAGCAGACTGTATGGTTGTCGCAACCGCTGACCCCAGCCCGACGAACTATTGGTCTATTCAATGTTGGCTGTACCACCCTGAAAGCCAGCAACGGTTCCTTCTTGACCTCATCCGCAAAAAGATGGAGGCGCCGGAGTTTCTAGAGTACAACTACAACCTGGGCGAATTCACCGGGGTAATGGAAGAGTGGCAGCGTTTATCAACGTCGCTCGGTTTCCCGATTCAATGGTGGATTATTGAGCAGAACGCCGCCCAGCGGTTTATGTTGCAGTATGACCACTTCAAACGGTGGCGCCAGCTCAACGGCGTGGAAGTAATTCCCCACAACACCACGCAGAATAAAAGTGACGCAAACTACGGTGTTACGACGATTTCGCAACATTGGCGCTTTGGTCGTGTACGATTGATGGGTAAGGGCGAAGGTAAAACTCGTTCAATGCATCTCATTGACGAAGTAACAAAATACCCTCACGGACGTACTGATGACTGCGTAATGGCGGAATGGTTCTTCGAGTGGAACATCCCTAACCTTTATCAGCCTAAGACTCGACAGGTACAAGCGTGGCGACCCCAATGGGTGCGAAACACGCAATTAGCGAACTTGAGGTAATACATGGCATTGTCACCTGACAACGAGAAGGCGGCAGGACAAATCGTTTCCATGTACCAAGAACGGCGAATGAGCCGCTCTGGTATCTTCAAGCGAATGGCCGAAGTGCGTGACCACTACAACGGTGACGTAATCGTTCCCCTGCCGGAATTGGACGAGGCTGAGAAGCCAGCCATCCCGAACCTTATCGCTCAGGGTATTGACCAGTTCTCAATGCGTGTGGCGTCGGTCTTGCCCGACATTCAGTACCCCGCTCTTCGCAACGGTATCCAGTCATCGGAGAACAAAGCCCGTGACCGTCGCATGGCCAACCTCGGTTGGTGGGACATGAACAAGATGGGAACCAAGGTTCGCCGTCGCGCGCGTCACCTTACGGCATACGGTATGTCGGCTATCTCCATTTCGCCTGTGGCCCTCGACCCCAACGACCGCCGACAGATTCCGTTCTGGCGTGTACGCAACCCGTTGGCTACCTACCCGTCGCCCATGATTGACCCCGACAACATGGAGCCGACCGACTGTATCTTTGCCGACCGTCGCCCGCTTGGTTGGTTGCAGGAAAACTACCCCGCCCAGATGAACGTGCTGTACCGTGGCGACAAGGGCAAGTCGGACCTTTTCCAGATTCTTGAGTACATGGACGCAGGCGAAACCGTCCTTGTAGCAGTCGGCGCCGAGCGCCCAGCTCAGAACCCTTACGGTCAGGAAGTCGGCAAGGGTTCGGCATCCAACATCGTTTTAGAACGTATCCCTAACCGCGCAGAGGTCTGCCCTGTTGTCATTGCCGGTCGCATCACCCTTGACCGTTTGCAGGGTCAGTTTGACCAGATGCTCGGCATGTACCAACGAGAGGCGAAACTTGACGCACTTAACACCATCGCGGTATTCCGCAATGTGTTCCCCGATGAGTGGGTGGTTTCCCCCGCAAACGCACCCACGAGTCCCCGAATTATCCAAGAGGCCGATGGCAAAATGGGTATCCGAGGAATTCTGGATAAGGGACAAATCCAACTAATTCACCCGCAGCAGACGCAGGACGCACAGATTGCCATCAGCAACCTTGAGCGCGCCCAGCGTATGACAGGCAACATTCCCCAAGAACTTAACGGTGAGTCCGGTTCTAACATCCGCACCGCTCGTCGAGGTGCTACTGTCTTGGGGTCAGCCATTGACATGCCACTTCAGGAGTACCAGGAGATTCTGGCAAACTCGATGGAACTGGAAAACAACCGCGCTGTCAAGATGATGAAGGCGTACTACGGCAACAAGCCCAGTATGTTCTTCTTCGGTACTGACGGCAAAATCGAACGACCGGACTACACCCCTAATGAAACTTTCGAAACTGACATGTCGCGCGTGGTCTACCCTATGCCGGGTAGCGATGTCAATTCTATGGTTGTGTCTATTGGACAGCGTGTTGGCATGGGTATCATGTCCAACGAAACCGCCCGTACCATGGACCCAGCGATTAAGGACCCTGCGCGTGAAGCGGATTTGGTCGAAATTGAAGGACTACGCAAGGCACTTCTAACCGGCCTTGAACAGCAGGCGGCACAGGGTCAGCTCGACCCCAGCATCATCGCCCGCATCGCCATGGCAAAAGCCCAGCGCCACACCACGCTGGAAGATGCCGTTTCTCAGATTCACAAGGAAGAGCAAGAGAAGCAGCAGGCACAGGCGCAGGCGCAAGCCCAACAGCAACCGCCGACCGCCGAGCAACAGCCCGGTCTTGGTGCCAGCCCCGACAATCCAATTCAGGGCGCACCAGCCCCACAGGGCAAGCCCAGCCTCCAAGACCTTCTTGAGCAGTTGCACACGGGCGGCGCACCTTCGGGCGGAGCCATGCCACCACAGGGCGGTATGGCTCCAGCCGTCGCACAGGCACCAGCACCAGCACCAGCAGGAGTGTAGTAAATGCCACGTAAGGGTAGGGGCGGCGCACGCCAAGGCACACCAGGTACGGCGTACGGACAACGTACGGACTTGAACCAGCCCATCTCAACAGTTCCCAATCAGGAGTACGGTATGGCGAAGCAACAGGCAGACGCACAGCGGGCCGTACCTATGGCGGCCTCGCCGGTAGCCGCAGCACCAGCACAGCCAGCACCAGCATCGACTGGCGGTGCGCCATTGCCTCGACCTGGCGAACTTCCCCACCTTGAGCCAACCAACCGCCCCGAAGAACCCGTTACGGCAGGGCTTCCTTTTGGACCCGGACCAGACAGCGTTGGTCCAGAAAATCTAAATGCTTCAATGCATTTGTCTAACGCTGCTCGTTTGAGCGGCTCTGAAACGTTGCAGGGCTTGGCCGCTATGGCAAGCATGATGGGAGTTTAATGAGCGGTGGAACGGGCGTAAGCCCATACGAACAGGGTGTCCACGACGCAATTAACGCCAACCCAAACCTGGCATATGACCCAGCGGCGGTTCACGCAATCGCCACTACTCCCGGTGTAGATGCACAAACGCTTGGTCAGTTAAGCGCGTACAACGACACGCTTAACGGAGTAAAGGGCGCCGTTCAAGACCACGCCACTTCCGACCCCCACGCCAATAGTCTTTGGGGTGACATTTCTAATGTTGGTCACACGCTCTGGGGTTGGGCTAATGACATTGCTCAGGTTGACACTCCGGTCTACACCGCTGACCTTAATGCCAACCAGCGCACTTCTTTGGGTCAGGCTTCGCTACGCGGCTGGGAAGATACTGCCAAGGGAAGCCTTAATTTTCTTAACCGCACTTTAACGACTGGCGCCGAATTAGGTACGTTTGGTTTTATTGGTAGTCATGGCGTTGGTGACTTTTCCGCCAACCTTGCCGATGCCCAGCAAACGTTTTTTAACGCAATCAATGTACCTAANGACTGGACTCTAGGTAAGCACTCTTACGCTTACTTTGAGTCTATGGTTCACCAGCGTGGTTTGGGGTATGCGCTTGCTTACACGTTGCCGTCCATCATCACCGCTGCCGCAGGTGGCGAAGTTCTTGCTGGAGCTGGGCTTGGTGACGATGCCGCAACGGTAGCGAATCTTGCAGCAAAAGTGCAATCAGGCACGGCAGACGCAACCACGGTTTCTCGTTACATGGCTGCTGCCGTTCGCTTGGCACGTAAGTACGACCCTTCTGCCATACCGGGCGACGTCGCCGCTTCGGACCTAGAGGATGCTACTAACGACTCTAGTTTGCTAAATAAAATTGGCGCAAAGGTTTCTAAAATCAAGATGCGAGATTCTTCGGGTAATTTCTCCGGAGCCTTTGACGCCACAAAAAACTTTTTCCAGCCGGTAGTTAAGTGGGGCATTGGTCCGTTTGCAAAGTTAGCAAAGACATACCTCACCGCTACAAGCGACCCTCGATTGGTTTGGGCTTACGCGTCAATGATGCAACAGGCAAAGCAAGACCCGCAGATGGCCGCTCTTTGGCAAAAGACCACCAATGGTGTTGTGTTGGACGCTCGTGGCATGCCGATGCATTTGTCGCCTGGTCAGTCCTTTGCCGAATCACTTGGCTTTGACAGGGTCAGTTTTGGTTTCAACGTTGTGTCCGGTGCAACCGACTTAGCATCATTTAATTCAAGTGACCCTCTTTCCACGCCGTTCCACTTGCTTGACGCCGCCAACTCGGCTCAAGGTATTGGTGGCGTCTTAGGACGCTGGTGGAGTGGACTTGGAGTTGAGACTGGCGCAGACGTTGTTCGACTTGCCGGTTCAACGGAGCGTAGCCGTCGAGCGATTCAGTACATGGTTGACCACGGCGAGGGCGACATTCGCAAGATGTTTAAGGGCATGTACGATAGCAAGACGTTTAAGGCGCTTGCAGACGCAAAGACGTGGGATGAAGTAGTAGACATCCACGCCGACATTGCCGATGGCGCCGGTCTTACCGGGTACGTTTTGCCGACCAGCCGTGTGTTCCGCATTGGCACCCGTGCCATTGGTAGCGCCATCAGTAGGATTTTTGACGCGGGCCTTAACGTGTTCGGTCGCACCGTTCCGAGTGCTGACCTTCTCCGTTCTGTTGACATGATGAACGAAGAGTTGGCTAAGGCTGGCCTTCCCGAAATTGACATGAATTGGGAAACCCGAACGGGGCAAAGCAACATCCGCGTCCTTGCTCGGAGCAGTCTGCGTAAGCGGCTCAACGCTCTTTCCACCGAAGCCATCTGGAAGATTGACGATGCTCAGGCAAAGGGTGAAATCCCTGCGTTGGCAAATTACGCTTTCAAGCTTGGCGACAAAGACGCCATCCCCGTGCTTCAGCGCATGTTCCTTCAGACCGGACAGTTCAACGCTCGCGCTGTAGAGGCTTTGGGCGATGTCTTGCGTTCAGCGAAAACCAACATTGAGTTTGGCAACGCCCTGGTTAATCTCAGCACCGTTCTTGTTAGCGGTCAACTTGGCGTAGTTGCGGGCGACAACTACGCAATACTTAAAGAATACTTTGAGCCAATGATTAAACAAGACTTTGAGAACTTGTACGGTTTCCGTGGCGGTGGTGCATTTAAGGACAAGCGCCTTTACGTGCCTGGCGCCGAGGGAATGAAGTACTCAACGTGGGTTTCCCCCGATGGCCCTAACGACATTGGTTTGTACGGTAGCGCCTTTAGCCAGATGCGCCAGGGCCGATTCATTGACCCTCGCCAGATTGCGGGCATGGTTTCTAAGTACGCTAAAGCGGCGCTTGTTGCCGACAACACCATCATCAACAAAGCGTCCGAGGCCCGCATCCTTGAGGACGAAGCGATGGCTCGCGTTGCATCAATAACCAACGCTACGGTCAAAGATGCACGCGTTGTTATGCAAGACCTAGTTGACCGACGAACCAAGTCGTACTTTAAGCAGGGTCTTGTTGGCATGGCACAGGGCTACCGAGATGGCTTTACTCGTGTCGTTGGTCTTGCCGACCGAGCGATGAACGCCGCCGACTTGAGTGAATCGCAAAAGTTTGTTCGTTATGCAAAGGGTATTTCTGGTGAAGCACTCAAGGCCGCTCGAAACTATAAGGGTTTGGTTGAACAGGCTGATGCCTACAACGCATTGAAAAAGGCTGCTGACGATGCAACTCGCCTTGGTTCACCTGACGCTGGCCGACTTCGCAACCAACTTTCGATGATGGTCCACATTCCTAGCGCAGAGATTTCACGCGCCAAGGGAACCCTTCAGGCTTTGATGGACATGGAGGCTCGCGTCTACAAAGCCATCAGCACCACCGCTGTTCCACTCAAGCACTTTGATGACCTAGCCAAACTCGTAAAACTTGCTGACTCTCAAGAAGCCGAAAAGAAGGCGCGTCAAGAGTTGGTTTCAAAGATGGCGAAGTTTCGCTCCAAGCAAATCAACTACCTGCGCGTTAACAACAAAGTTGCCGACGCTCTCAACAAGGGTCTTAGTTACTTGTTCATCCCGGAGATGCTCTCGACCGGAGCGTACCTTATTCGCATCTCTGCTTCCGAAGCGTTGCTTAACATCTCGCGCATTGGACCAATTAACTACTTTGAATCACGTCTCGCCGCTTCGATTGTCAAGCACGAACTTGACTACATGCCGCTTACCGAAACAAAAAACATAGGCGAAGATGGTAAGCCCGTAGATGTTAAAGAGGTCAAACTTCTTACTAGCACCGCTATGAGTACGGCAGATAAGTTAATGGCACCCGTCAAATTTGCTGGCGCTCTTTACATGGGTTCATTGACTGGAGCCGAGCGTGGACTTCTTGAAGCTCTTTCCCCAGAACGCTTCGAACGGATGTTGTCTGACTTTGCCATGGCGCTCAAAATGTGTGGCGGTCACACCGCCGACATCTCGCACGGCATCAACCAAATCTACGGCACCGGGCGCGAGGCGGCAGCGATGGCGCAACTTGCTTATGGTACCAATGAAGAGGGCGACAGCGTTGTAAGTAACACTCGTTTTGTAGGCGATGGTTACACCAAGGCAGACAAGGCTCACATCGCATCTGCTTTGTTTAACCAGCTGCAACTTCTCCGTCGTGAGCAACGCTTGTATTTCCCCATCGTTGAGGACATAAACGAAATGATGGGTGTTAACGGGTACAAATACAGCGGTCTTTCAAAGAAGCAAGCATTTGACCAGTTGGTTGAAAAGCAGATGGTTCGTCTTATGCGAATCCCTGAGTCAGAACTCAAGGGCTTTGGTGCATGGGGCAAGTTGCTTTCATCCGACAGTTCGGGCGACCCCGTTGAGGACTTCGCTCGCGCCAACGTCTATGCCGTGTGGAACTCCCTTTCTGGTGAAAGGTCTATTGAAGGTCTTGGCACCGAATCTATTTTCCACCAAGACCTTATTGACCAGGTTCTAACCGGCAACATTAAGTCGGAGTCGGAGCTGGCCGGCGACTACATTAAGGTAAAGGGTCTTTACCCAATGCACCTTATTGCTGCTTCCGATGCACGTTCGTCGTGGGAAACCGAGGGCGTCCGTAAGTGGCTCAAGGCAGTCGCTTCCCTGCCCCGCCTTACAAACCAAGTTGTTCTTGACCGACTCTTTGGCAACATTGTAAGTTGGATGAGCCGTGAGCCTGTGTTCTTGTGGGAGTTTCACGTTGCGATGGAAGAACTCCGTCCTCAGACGATGAACCGTTTGTTTGAGGAAGAGGGCAAGTTGGTTGCTCGTCCTGCAATCACGCAAGACCAGGCTCAACTTATTGCGGTCAATCGCGCTTTCCGCCGCATGGTTCAGTATGTTCACAACCCATCAGACCGCTTTGCGTTTGAACAGGCTACGCGAATCTTCTCGCCGTTCTGGTTTGCTAAGAACCAGTCGTACCGTCGTGCCTTCCGTATGCTGGACGATGACCCAGCCGCGTTTGTTCGTTACCTGCGTATCTGTATGCGCGTGACGCAATACTTCCACTTGTCAAAGGAAAAGAACAGTTCGTACCTCGGCATGCCCGGTGGCTCCGAGGCGGCGCAGTTTGCCGTCAATGCGCTGGCCAGCGGTAACGACTTGCTCGGCAACTTCTACACCAACCTTGGCTTCACTATGCTGGGCGACCCATCGGCGGTCCAGACGGTAGACCCGCTTGGCGCAGACACGGGCGTCAACATGATTGAAAACATTTTGCGTCCTGACGCCAGCCCTTATGTCAGCGTCATTACCAAGATGAGCGCACAAGCCCTAGCCGACAGCCACGTCATTGACGCACAAACGCACGCTCAAGTATTGCAATTCCTTCTTGGCCCAATTGGCGCAAAGACCGGAATCTTCTCCGACCTGTTCCCATCAAGTTTCTGGCGAGACACGGCTTTGTATACGGCGGATGCAGTCGCGTACAAGTTCTTTGGTCAGCAACTTGACTGGGGCGGCGTCGGCCAATCGCAAGTAACCGCTTTGCACGAAGCGTTGCAAAACGTATTGTCTACGTACATCGACGAGTACATGGCGATGCACAACATCAAGACGCCTACCGGCACCGACAATGTGAACGCTTTGCATTTTGCTCAAGAACAGGCGAGCATCTATTTCAACGAAGGCACGAACCTACAACAGTTCATTGAGCGCAGTTATGTTGCTGCGCTGGCGCTTTCGTTTGGTCGTTTGCTCCCTGCGTTCTTCTCGCCCATCTCGCCAGTTGTTCAAGCCAACTTCTCTAAAGACAAGTTCAACGACTTCGCCAACTTAAAGATGCCCGATGGTTCGCAGATTCCGTTTGGCGAAGCGCAGTACCTATTTGCCCAGGCGTACCCGCAGGAATGGGTGGACACCATCTCTTCGTCGCAGAACCCGTTTGGTCCGTTTCCCGAAACAAACGTAGCGGGCAAGTGGTATCAGAGCGTTCCCGAACTGATGGACCCGAACACCGGCTACCCCAATTTGTTTGCTTACGGCATCCCGCGCAACGGCACGTACCTTCCCGGTATGTACCAAAACCTTGTCAGCATGGGCCTGCGTAGCCGTGACACGCCCGAAGAATACATCAACACGTTCTTGGCCAGCGCAGGCGATGACTTCTACTACGGTCAGCTCATGCCTCAGTTCTACAACCAATACGGCAAGTACTACGGGGACAATGACCCGCGCAACACCATTAGTTACTACGGCGAGCAGCAGTTGAAGGCCGCCGCCCTTAACTGGGGCAACAACAATAACCCAACGTGGTTGCAGATGGGTTCGCCATTTGGCACCTTGTCAAAGCCGAAAGAAGTTAAGGCCGTTGAACAACTTGGTGCTTTTTTGAACGACCCCGAAGCAATCAAGAAAGTCACGGACGCTAATCTGTGGACCACAACCGAAGTGAACCAGTTGCAGCAGGCATACAACGACTACCAAGTTCTTATTGAGCAGATTAAGGCAACCACTTCCAGCTCCGGCAAGTGGGGCATTGAGCAAGAACTTGCGAAAAAAATGGACGCCTACGCCACCAAGCCTGAGAACCAGGGTATTTCGTATTTCTTGACATCAGTACTAGCCAAAGCCCCGACAAAGTAGGAATCATGCCAGAAGAAACTCCACCGCAGAAAACAATGACGGTTAGCGACCTTCGCCAGATGGCTGAGTTGTACCACGTACCCATGAGCGAAGAAACACTCAAGGGTATCGCCGGGGGTAGCGTCACCCCAGAAAAGTCCAAGGCATTTGAAGAATACATCAAGATGACGGCAAAGGGTTTATACCCCACGCTTGCCAAGCAGATTGATGCAGGCATCCCCACGGGATACTTGCTTGACCCCTACCGCCAAGTTGCCAAGCAGAAGCTTGGTGAACAGTACGAACCAAACTTTCAGACCGACCCCAATGCCATTGCTGCGCTGACTGGTGGCACCGACCCTACGACCGGACGGCCCGCCCCCATGTCTTTGGAGGAATGGAAGCAACACATTATGTCTGAGCCGTCGTTCGGCTACGACAAAACTCCTGAAGCAATGGACAAGGCACAGAAAATTATCGCAGCATTACACGACGGATTCACGGCACCACGGGGAGCGCAATAATGGCAAAAAACACCGGACCAGTCTTTAACCCCAAAGACCCTAGCCAGACATTTAATTCTGAACCAACCATCCCAGAGCAAGAACAAAAGGCCGGATACTTTGCGTACAAAGACGCACAGACCGGCAAGTGGCTTGTAGGCGTCAACACGCCTGCGGGGGGTACGACAACAGGTACTACTTCGGCAACAAGCCCCGTAAGCAGTATGCCCGTCCCGGAGAATTTGGTTAAGCAGTTTGGCTTGCCAAAAAACTTGGCGCTTTCATTCAACCCCGGAGGGCAGAAGGGCGCGCCCTACGCCCCAAGCACGGGTAAGGAACTCTACAGCGCCATTCGGCAAGCCAAGTCGGAAGGCAAGATTACCCCTATTCAGGAAGCCCAACTTATCAGCTGGGCTTTTGGTAATGGTTTTACCGACACGCAAAAAGATGCAACCAAAGTATTCACCGCCGCAACGCTGAATCTTCAGGGCGCTAACTACAGTCTTTCACAGTACACCGCTCCCAGCGATGCCCTTATCAATAGCGCCGCCGTACTTAACTACATCAACACCGACCTCAGCACCGCCAGCGCCGCTGCACTAAACGCAAAAACTTCTTACGATTCATACCTTCTTAACCAGAAGAGTTACAACCTTTCCGTTTCAACGGCGACGGCAGGACAAGAAGCAAGCGCCTATACCACCGTAATGAACTACCTCGACCGCTGGGGTTTGGGTGATTTGTCTAAGTACGTGTGGGACATGGTTACTAAGTCCGGCGACCACATGATTAAGTACGAAGGCATCCTCTCCGCTATCCGTGGCGAGGCACCAAGCAACCTTGGCAAAGCCGCAGACGAAGCAATGGTCAAGGCGTACAACCAAGCGTTCCCTGGACTCACCGCCTACAACAACTCAAAGACCAACGTTCACTTCACCGAGGACCAGTACCAGACCTACGTTCAGGGCATCCAAGACTCTGCCACACAGTACGGTGCGCCAATGCCAACAAAGCAAGAGATTGGCAAGTTGTTAAACGGCAATGTTTCGCGGGCCGAATACCAGCAGCGGGTCCAAGACATTTACGCCACCGTACGAAATGCCGACGCCGGTACGAAGCAACTTCTTGAAAAAGAATTTGGCATCAACGAGAAGGACCTGATGCACTACGTTGTCACGGGCATGCTTCCCGGCTCAAAGACCAAGGAAGGCTTGCCCCAGATGCAACGTCAAGTGGCATCCGCTGAAATTCAAGACTATGCAAGTCGTGTTGGTCTTTCTGGCGTTGGCCGTAGCGGCTCTGGCCAACTTGCGGAAATGGCTAGGTTGGCTTCAACTCAAGGCAATCAAGCTCTCGGCTATGGTGTGTCGCAGATTGAGAACAGTCTGCTCAACGCCAGCCGTGACGTCGCCCTTACTCGTTCCTTGCCAGGGCAGGCAAACCCCACAGTCAATACCAAGACTCTTATCGCTTCGCAGTTGGCAGGCTACGGTGGCATCAACCAAGTCGCCGCTCAGACCGAGGTGGCTCGTGCCGAAGAGGCAAAGGTCGCTCCGTTTGAAAAGGGCGGTGGCTACGTGGAAACCGCTAAGGGCGTCACCGGCTTGGGAACTGCGCGTACTTAGCGTAACAAAACACGGCTTGCGATGTATCATCTAAGTAGGTAGTTGGCCCTGTTTGGCCGCAGGCGCGCTGGCTTCCAAACCCATTGGGGATTGCACACCCCCGGTGCGTACCAGCGTGCATCAACTGATTATCCGCTTTGTTAACCTCTGGCAAAGTGCGTACCCGCAAGGAGCGATTGCATGGCATACGACGACGATTTTGACGAGCAGGAACAGCAGAACCAGCCGCTTGACCCGAACATTCGGAAGCAGTTGCGTGAAGCTGAGAAGGCTCGCAAGGAACTAGACGCTCTCCGTCAGGAACTTGAAAATCAAAAGCGTGAAGTCTTACTAGCCAAGGCAGGTATTCCAGATTCACCTCTCGGAAATCTTTTCCGGGACGCCTATCGTGGCGAAGCAGACCTTGAGGCAATCCGCCAGAAGGCCCGCGAGTACGGAATCTTGGACGCACCAGCCCAGCAGGTAGACCAGTCGTTTGACCACGAACTTGAAGCTCAGCGTCGGGCGCAAGGTGCAACTATTGGGTCAGTTGGTGCAACACCCGACCCCCAGCAGGAGTATTTTGCTGCACTAGCCGGAGCCTCTAGCGTCGAGGAAGTCATGCGTATCGCGTCCGGAGATGTAGGCCGTAAGGTCGGCGTCTCTACTGTGGGGATGTACTAAGCCTTTCACTTCCTGAAAGGAAACCCCAATCATGGCCAATGAATTTGGCAACGTAGCGGGTACTGACGCTTATACTGGTCAGTCTACCCTTGACTTCTCAAAGGCTGCTTACGACCGGCTGGCGTACTTCGCCCTCCGTCCTGAGCTGTACTTTGACGCCGCCGCCGATGTCCAGCCGACTGCTCAGTCGATGCCTGGTGCCTCTGTTGCGTTCACCATCGTTAACGACTTGGCGATTGCCTCGACTGCTCTCTCGGAGCAGAGCGACGTCGCCACCGTTGCGCTGTCCGACTCGCAGGTCACGCTGACCTTGGCTGAATACGGTAACGCCGTACTCACGACTGCCAAGTTGCGCGGTACCGCGTTCGTGGACATTGACCCTGTTGTCGCCAACGTCGTTGGTTACAACGCTGGTGTGTCCATTGACACGATTGCTCGTGCGGCTCTCGACAGCGGTACCAACGTTATGTACGCTTCGGGTTCGGGTGCCACCTCGCTTGGCTCCGTCACCTCGCGTGCCAACTTGGTGCAGGCCACCAACACCATCTCGTCGCTGGACATCCGTGCCGCTCGTGCGCGTCTCCGCGCTCAGAACGTTCCCACGTTCGGCGGTATGTACGTCGGTTACGTCCACCCGGACATTGTGGCTGACATCCAGAGCGAAACCGTTTCGGGTTCGAACATTCAGGGATGGCGTGCGCCTCACGTGTACGCTCAGCCGGGTGAAATCTGGACTGGTGAGTTGGGTGCCTTCGAAGGCGTCCGTTGGATTGAGACGCCTCGTGCGCCCATCTACGAAGGCGCTGGTTCGGCTACTGGTCTGTCGGCTGGTGTCTACAACGTGACCGCTGGTTCGTTGGTCGGTACCTTCACGGGTCAGGCTCCCACGATTGGCTCGACGCTGACCGCTGGTACGGCTACCTTGAACGGTACGAACACCATCACCGCCGTCGCTGGCAACACCTTCACGTTCAGCTCGACTGGTTCGGGTGTCACCGCTTCCGGTACGGTCACGGTCACGGCTGTTGGCGCCAACGTCTACGGCACGATGATTCTCGGACGTCAGGCTCTCGCCAAGGCTTACTCGATGATTGACGGCAACGGTGCTTACCCGCACGTCGTTCCCGGTCCCATCACCGACCGCCTGCGCCGCTACGTTCCGCTGGGTTGGTACTGGCTGGGTGCTTACGGCATCTTCCGTCAGGCTTCCATCATGCGCCTTGAGTCTGTCTCGACCTTGGGTGCTGACATCCAGAGCGCGTCGTTTGACCCGCTGGTCAACCTTGGTGAGTCCGGCTCGACTGACGCCAACCTGGCTTAGTCAGACTGGTAAGGGGCGAGTATGCCGTGGCCGCGTAGTTGTGCTGCATGTCACTCACGTGACGTACAGGCAGGGATTGACGAAATCCACTGCCTTAAGTGTGGCCGACTCACGGACAAGCACGGCGTACTCGTCCCCATCCAGGACCAATACACCTCGGAGGAACTATGACTGTACCTACTGGCCTCGGCCTCACTCGCGGCGTAGACGCTGCCGACCCAATCCCCGGACGTTCGTTTGACCGCGTTGCCGCCGCTAAGGCGAATGACGCTAAGGCCGTCAAGGGAGAAACCTCAGACCCGTGCTACTGCGGGAACTGCTCTATGACCGACGCAAGGTGGACGTAATGGAATCACGCGCTGCATTTAAGCCCATCTCGGAGTTTGACCTCCGTAGTCGTGCCGCTAACACGATTGACACCGGCATCATCCCGCCCAACGTGACTTCCACGACCGGCAAGGGTGAGGCTGTACGTGGTGTGGAAGCGAACACGGGACGCGACGGCTTTCAGGCTCCGCTGATTACCGGCATCACCACCATTGACTACGCCCCCGCCACTATCCAGCCGGACGTTATCCCGTTCCGTGTACGAGAGGACATCTAATGCCTAGCCGTTACGATGACGTCTACAGCGTTGACGCCCAGGACCGTCCAGGCTTCGTGATGGACTTCCGCCCGACCACTCTGCTTGAGCAGAGCCAGATGGGTATTGACCGCGTGAACAAGCCAGTCGGTACTGCCACCGTCCCTCGCGGCGAAGTGCAGACCACGGGTGGTCGTGGCACCACGGACACCGAAGCTGCAATCCGTCTTGGAGCGCAAGGTCGAAAGTAGTACGGAGTGGCAACTTTCACTCCGCCCGTAGCATACGATAACCCACCCATCCTGCCCTTCGCAGGTGGGCTGGGGAATCGTCTGTTTAGGTACTTCCCCAACCGCAAGCGGTACATCGCCGTGTTTGCTCTTAGCGACGGCACGTTTGTTCAGGACACGCCCAATGGCTTTGACTTGAGCGGCAACATCGTCGGCGTCACGAACACGAACGTACCGTATCCGTACAACCCCTACAACCCCGCTGCGCCGTACTCAACGTCGTACTTCATTGACTACACGCAGACGCCACCTCGACCGACCAGCACCAGCGTATCTCAGAACCCTTACATCATTAAGGTGTACTTAGGACCAACGGTTATTTCCAAGACGATTCCGATTCCGAACGGACCGAACATTGAGGAATACACCGCCCTGGTTAATGCTGGCTACGGAGGATGTATTCAATGACGACACTACGACACAACACAGGCGTATGCCCCGAAGGGTGCTTTGGTTGCAAGGTGGCTTCGGTTGCCTTCGCTCCTTCGGCTATGCCTACTCGGTCCGAGGCAAGCACGGTTGAACGTGAGACTCGCATCATGCACAAAGACGTGGCCGCTTACCGGCGTCTACGCAAGAACGGATTACAGCCCAAGTCGGTGAAGGGCGCAGCTCGACTTGAGGCACGCGCCGACTCCAAGTGGGAAGTGGAAACCAACACCTCCCTGCGTGGCGACGTCAAACTCGGTAAGCGCCTAGACGAAACTCAAGCGGCAATCAACAAAGGTGAATCGGTACTCTAATGTCAACAGGCGTTCTGTCAGGCGTAGTCTTTGGACCTTCTGGTGCGCTTAACGGCGCACAGGTCATGGCCTACAGCACGTCGCTGTTCACCTCTGAGCCTGCCGCTGGCACGACTGCACCTACCACCGGCACGATTGGCACGAACGTCTTTGGCCCCGTCACCACCGGCACGAACTTCGGCGGCCCCGGACAATGGGAGTTATCGGGCGTTGCCATTGACTCCTATTACATTGCCGTCACCTACCCCATCGGCGCTACCGGCGCTCAGACCTATTGGACGCTGGACGAATCTCTAAGCGGTGGGGCGACCAACGCCACCACGACCACCCCCGGCGTCATCCAACTCGCGGGCGACCTCGCTGGTGCTGGTACTTCCGCCACATCCCCGCAACTTACCGCGGTCGGCACGGCTGGTACTTACGGCTCTTCGCTTTCTATCCCGGTTGTCACCACGGACACTAAGGGTCGGGTCACTTCAGTAACCGCCACCACGGTTAACGACATCAACAAGTTGCCCCTGGCTGGTGGCACGATGACGGGCAACCTCAACCTATCAACGGGCGGAGTAGGTGCCGGTTCTTTTGCTCCGTACCCGACGCTTTCGTACAATTACAATTACATTTCAAGCGCTGGCCCAAGTTCGTATAGCGTTGCGCTACCGTACACCACAACCCTTGGTCAATGGGTAGAGGTGTATAACTCACAAAGTTACAACGTAAATGTTTACCCTGCCCCTTCCTCTAACCAGCAGATTGACTCTAAAGGGACCTCTGTCCCCTACGTTCTTGTTACCGGCGCAACGGCAAAATTTGTTTGTACAGGTACGGGGACTAATGGAGCGTGGACGACTTTTGATGCTCCCATAAAGACAACAGGACCGATAAGTCTTAGTTACAATCTCCCTGGTCTTTCGGGTGGTGGTGCAGTAGGCCCCGTTCTTTCGCTGGGTCCTGTTACCAGTCTTGGCGCGGCATCGGGGACAAGCCTTTCGGTCACGGGAGAAGTGGCTGGTAGCGACTTTAACGCCACGGGCCTCACGGGTGCAACGGCTGGCGGTCGATTCGTCGGCGCAACCACCAACGGCGCACCGACCTCCGGCACGTTCGTCACGGGCGACTTCATCGTTGACCAGTACGGCAAAATGTGGGTCTGCACGGGCGGCGGTACGCCTGGCTCGTGGCAGTCAGTCGGCGGCGGTACGGTCGGCACGACCGGCTCAGTCACGGCGGCTGGCTCTACGCAAACCAGCGCAGGCGCACTTTCCTACAACTACAACATCGTCTCCGGCGCTACGGCTACTTCCAACGGTGGCGCAGGCACGGGTGTCGATCTGCCCTTCATCTCGAACAAGGGTCAGGCGGTCTGGGTAGACAACTCAGACTCAACCCATTGGCTCCTGCTCTACCCCTCGACGGGTCAAAGCATCGACGGCGCAGCGGCTAACGCTCCCGTGTGGATTGCGCCGTCTGCCTACTGGCTCGGCATCGTAGAAACGACCGGCGCTTCGGGCAGCTGGGCCTCGGCGGTTCCTTCGCTGAACAAGGACGCTACCGGCAACGTGGTAGTGACGTACACGAACGGGCAGGTCACGTTCGGGCTGGCCTCCAACATCACCGGCTCCACCATCAACTCTACGACTATCCCCACCTCAGCCACCCTGCTCACCTCTACGACGGGCGTGACCACCTTTGCTGGTGGAACGACTGGGCTGACCCCAGCCTCGGCTACGAGCGGCGCTGTCACGTTGGGCGGAACCCTGGCGGTGGCTAACGGTGGTACGGGCGTCACTACCTCGACGGGTTCGGGCAACAACGTTCTTTCGACGTCGCCCACGCTTATAGCGCCGGTTGTTCAATTAAACACCGGCCCGTCCCCTTCGACTATTTTGATGCAGAACAGTGTTACCCCAAACTACACAACGCTTTCTGCCGTTGCGGGTTCGGCTAACTACACGCTTTCTGTCCCTGCGGCAACGGACACGTTGGTCGGACGTAACACCACCGACACCCTAACCAACAAGACCCTCACCAGCCCGACCCTGACTACCCCAGCCCTCGGCACTCCTGCCTCGGGCGTGCTGACCAACGTGACGGGTCTACCCCTGACAACCGGCGTGACCGGCACTCTGCCTGTAGGCAACGGAGGCACAAACCTTACGACTTTCACCGCCGCCAATAACGCCCTTTACTCAACGTCTGCCTCGGCCCTTACCGCTGGTACGTTGCCCGTGGCGGCTGGTGGTACGGGTGTCACGTCTCTCGGAACGGCTGGGCAACTATTGGCGGTTAACCCAACCGCGGCTGGTCTTATGTACCAGTACCCCGTTCTCCAATGGGCGCAGTTCACCGGAACGATTGCCGAGACGTTCCCTCGTGACTTGATTCAGGCCGGTGTTGGCGTTACGAGCGGCTCTATTTTCCTATCGGCTATCTACCTCTATGCCGGTCAGGTAATTAGCAACATTAATTTCCTTGTCGGTGGCACAGCCTTTTCCTCTTTGACGGGAACGTGGGCTGTCATCACCAACAGTTCAGGCACTTCGGTAGCGGCAACAGCACAGCAGGGGCTTACCTCACTTGCCGCCAGCACTAAGTTCACCTGGCCCATCGCTACCATCTCGTCTGGTTCCTCGTCCACCTACACCGTTCCCACGAGCGGTATTTACTATGTGGGCGCTTGCATCACGGGAACGACTACGGGAACCATTACGGGCTTTACGCCTCAGACTCCTGCCTACCTGCAAACGCCCGTCCTTTCCCCTCGCCCTACTGGCTCGACAGGCCCCTCATCCATCGGAACCTCTTACTCCGTGGCTACAGGTACTTCCGGTCGCCCTCACTACTTCCTCACATAAGGACACTTATGCCTGCACAATACACAGTCGGACAAAGCCTCGGAGATTGCACGGTCACGTCATCCACTTACACGGAGAACCCAGACGGCTCATCGCTCGAAGAAGTGGTTCTCTCGAACGGTGGGTCATTTGCCACCTTCACCCCCGACCCCGTGACGCTGGCTAATCAGCAGGCGATAGAGGCCGCTAACGCCAACCTTCAAGCACTCGTGGCACAAATGGCCCCGTCGCTTGCTCAAGCCCAGACCGACCTTGCCACCCTTGCCGCCTCGACGGACGCACTCGCACCTATCCTCGCTCGCACGGTGCAGGGAGTGGTTACGTTAGCGCAAGGGCTGGCAGATGCGCTCGTTGCACTCGAAGTAATCGCTGCTAGTGAAATAAAGCAAGGAAACTAAATGCCATCCATCATTACAGTAGGCGGTACGTCGGGCACATCGACAGGCGGCCAGACATTTAGCGACGTAATCGAAAAGGTCTACCGCCGCACAATGGGTGGCGTTCGTGAGCGTGCCGTCAGCATCAACCAGACCGGAGGCATTGGCTCCGGCGACTCCACGGTAGTCCTCTCCGGTTCGCAGACTGCCAGCATCATGCCTGGCGTGTTGCTCGCTATTGAACTGGAGTTGCTCTACGTCCTCTCGTGGAACGCCACTACCCTTACTGCCACCGTGTCTCGCGGCTACAATGGTTCGCAGGCGTCGGCGCACGTGAACGGTACGCTGGCCTACATCAACCCTCGCTATTCGCGCTTCGACATTGGGGTGGCAATCAACGATGATTTACGTTCTCTTAGTTCTCCTAGCAACGGTCTGTTCCGCGTGGGTGTTGCTGAACTTACTTATAATCCTGTCTTTGCTGGTTACGACCTCGGCGCCCTTCCCGACAACTTCATTGACGTTCTTGAAGTCCGTTATCGCATTGCTCCGCCATACCGAACCTTCCCCGCCATCAAGCGATGGAAGGTAGTCCGTTGGCAACAGAACAGCACCGACCCCGCGTTCCCGTCTGGTAAGGGCTTGGTCCTGTACGAGCCGGGTTGGCCTGGCTTGCCTATCTACGTCACCTACTCAGCGCCGTTCATCAAGTTGGTGGCTTCGTCTGACTCGCTGCTTAACACCCCCGGCACCAACGACGAGGCACCGCCTTTCAACGGATACACCACCAGCGTTGTAACGTCCTTCACCGCCGCGACCACCGTGGGCTCGTCCACCGTCACGGCAAGTAGCACGGTCGGCCTCTACACGGGTATGCCCGTAGCCGATACAAGTGGCGCGTACACCTACATCCCCGCCAACACGGTCATCACCGCCATCAACACCGGCACGAATCAGGTCACGTTCAGCAACGCGGCCGTCTCCACGAGTTCCGGCTCCATCACCATCAACGCCGCCGCACCCGTCACCATCCCGAACATGACCCCGACGATGCTGGACTTGCCTGCCCTCGGTGCTGAGATTGACCTGACGCTCCCGCGAGAGATTAGCCGTAACTTCATGGAGTCTCAGCCCGACCCACGTAAGGCTCAGGAGGTTGCGCCTGGTGCCGTGGCCGGTTCGGTTAATGCGCTCATCATGCGACGGGCTCAGCGTATCTCCGAAGAGGCCGACCGCCTCAGCCGTCAGTACACGAAGGTGCGTGCCTGGTGACGATTAGTTACACGTCTACTCCCGGACTCGCAGAACTCGGCGGCTACGCAGTCTCTATCACCGACACCAATGGTGTGCCGTATCCTGACGGCACCGGCTCCTACCCAGCGCAGACTCGCACGTTCCCTGTAGACACGTCGTTTGAGCCGTACCGTCGAGAAGCCTTCCGCCACAAGTCCATCCCCGGACAGCGCCAAGCTATCCAGATGACGAACATCATGGGTGAAGGCACCGTGAACACCGAAGGTCTGTGGCGCCGAGAGCAGCGCGAGTGGAACCAGGGCGCAGGTCAGCAGTACCTTGACCACAAGGACGACGACCAGCCTGGGCGCTTCTACTCCAGCAAGGGCGTGGACGTATTTAACTATCCGTACCAAGCGACCCTACTCCCTGACGTTCAGCAGGTTGCGGCGCCATCGAACGCATACAACCTGCAAGCAATAACTTGTGGCAAATACATTGTTATGGGGTACAGCTACGCTGGCACCGTCTACATTAAGTATGTAAACACCAGCAGCGGGTGGACGGGTGGTTGGTCCGGCGCAACTAGTACCACATTTGGTACCACTTACGGCGGTTCTACCCCCCACGTGTTGTACGACATTGCAGCCAATAGCCGGTATGTATTCGCTGCAACGGAGCAGGGTATCTGGTTCCTTGACATTATCGCGGGCGCCACAACGTTCCAACTGTACGCTGGCATTGACCCCAATAGCACGTTCTACGATGGCACCTACACAGGTGGCTACAACATGGTCAAGTGGGCGAACGACCAGCTCATTGCTGCAAGTGGCCCAAGCCTGTACGCCTTTCAGCCACGTAATGCATCAACTTATGGCAACGCCCCATCGGGCAAAGCCTTTAACCAGCCCATTGTCACCATGTACGCCTATGCGGGTGGCAGCGTTTCCTATGGCGCGGCGGTCCAATGCAAGAACCCGACCGGCGTGGTCAAGGGTCAGACGGTCAACCTAAGTAGTGTTACCGCGCAGTACACGTCAGGCACCGTTTCGGTTTCTGGTACTACCGTAAGCGTCACTACTTCTACAGGCGTACCTCATGGTATGGTCCCCGGCTCGGCGTTCACCGTTCGTTACCACTCGCACTCAGGCGGCACCATCACCGACTCCGGTGTGGTTGACACGGTGCCGTCGTCCACGTCCTTTACCTACACGACTACAAGCGCACAGGCGACCAACATTACTAACGCCCTTGGTACGGGCTTTTACGCAATCGTATCTTCGACGGCTGGTTACGGCATTGACGGAAACTACACAGTTGCAGCAATTATTGACAACTACACGTTTGCCATCTCCCTGCCAACAACGTCAACGCCACTTGGTACGGGTGGACGAGCAAGCAGCCTGACCGTTGACACGCAAGTCTCCACCGACCTTCTGTTCACGCATGAGAACCCAAACTGGATTTGGTCCGATGCCACTTCTGGTGAAACGCAGATTTACTTCGCCGGGTACTCGCTTAACGGCTATTACAGCGACATCAACGTTCCGCGTTCTAATGGGTGCATCTACCGCTCGGCCCTTCTCGGCTCCAGCACGACGTCATCAACTAACGTTCAGGCAGTAAGCACCAGCACAGTTGCCCAGCCGTTCCAGCTCGTCTCCCCCATCCAGGCATTGCCCATGTCGCCTGACGAGTACCCCACGTGCATCCAGTCGTATCTCAACTACATCTTCATCGGTACCAACCGTGGCATCCGCATGGCGCAGACGTTGAGCATCTACGACCCGACGGCGACGGCGACGGGCGACCTCAAGAGTGGACCGCTTATCCCTAACGTACTCCAGCCCTTGTCGTACCCCGTCACGGCAATCATCGGAGACGGCCGCTTTGTCTGGTTTGCGTGGAACAACTACGACTCGTACAGTACGGGGCTTGGCAAGTTGGACTTGACCACATACATTGCGGGCGACCCCCTCGCCCCGGTCTACGCTTCCGACCTAATGATTCCCTACACAGGTACCTACAACTACCAGACCGGCGCAGGCATGATTAACTCCCTCGCCTGGGACCCCTGGGAGAGCATCCCCATCATCGCGGTAGGCAACTCTGGTATTTGGCAGCCCTACGCCACCAACGTTAACGGTGTTATGAAGGCGACGCAGTACGTTGCTTCCGGCACGCTTACCACGTCTATCTTCGACTACGGCATCCCTGACCAGAAGGCGCCCGTGTACTTTGAGTACGGTGGCGTCACGCCCAGCACGTCCTACATCCAGGCGAACGTGGTATGTGAACCGCTAGAGTCCTTCGCTCTCACGCTCCCTATATCGGCGTTCACCTCTCCTACGACCATCGGTACCGCGACCAAGGAATACCCAATGCCTACGGTCAGCGGTATCTCTAACCCGAAGTCATCGCAGTTCCAAGTAACCATGACCTTGCACGCTGGTACCGGCAACACAACCACGCCAATCATGTACCGCTGGACGCTCAAGTCGTTCCCGAACGTGGTGTCCGGTACGAACATCATGGTGGTCTTGCAGCTCTTCTCCGTGGACGTGGTAGACGGTGCCGAGGTCTACATGGACCCCTACGACAACTTCTACTGGCTGGAGTCTCTCCGCCAGGCACAGAACCTTGTGACGTATCAAGAAGGCCCGTTGAGTGCGAACATCGCCATCATCGAATCGCTGGACTGGATTCCCCACAAGCGCCGCAACAACTACGAGAACGGCTTTGAGGGCGACTGCGTTGTCACCCTAAAGACCCTCGGACCCTACTCATACAGCAAACCAAGCACGTAAGGAGCAACATGGCAGTCATTGACCACCGCCAAGCCGAAGTAGCGTGGGCCAACTGGGCCGTCGCTAACCACGACAAGTTCAACTATTCCGAAGGCGGCGACCGCATGAGCGCCATCGGCGTCTGGCCTATCAAGTTCCCAGTCAACACCGACTGCTCTGGTTCTTGCACGCTCTACGCCTGGTGGGCAAACGGCAATGACCCGAACGGGTTGGGTTTCGACCACGAGGGCTGGACTGGCACCTTCCTCACACACGAGCAACACATTCCTTTGCTGATTAAGACTTTAAAGGGTATCACCATTGATGACATTGAGGTTGGTGACTACGTTGTTTATGGTGACGCTCCTGGCGAACACGTTGCAATCATTGTTGAAATTTACGGCGAAGATGTTCTTACCGTCAGCCACGGTCAGCAGGGTGGCCCCGGCTACTGCTGGGTCAACCCCCCGAAGATTGCTCCCTCGCGTGGCTACCCCTCGGACGGTCGCCAGCCCCAGACCTTCCTGCGCAACGTCACCAACAACAACAAGCCAGTTCGGATGCCGCCCGCATGATGGCTAATGTTCTCACTTCTGCGAACTTCTGGTACATCACCGAAGCCATCGTCGTTGTTGCTGGCGCCGTCATTGGTGTCTGGCGCGTAGTCCACAATGCTCTGTCCCGGTCGGTGGCCGACAACCTGCGTGAGATGCAGGCTGAACTCAAGCCCAACCACGGCTCGTCCATGCGTGACGCCATCGACCGCATTGAACAGAGTGTCCACGAATTGAACATCGAACTCGCTCGTCACCTTGGCGCACATGAAGGGTTGTAATGCCGAAGTACCACCACCCCATTACCGGCGATGAAATCGGCCTGGGCGAACACCTCTCATGGCTGGTGCAGGCTCGTATCCGTCGTTGGTCGTTCGTCGGGTACATCACCCTTGTCACCGCTATCTGCTGGGTTATCGGCTCACCGCTCGTCCTTGAGTGGTGGAACTTCTCGGCGTCCTACATGGCCGTGTTCATCGAACTCGTCGTGGGTATTGCGATGTTTGAGCAAACCAAAAACGACGCCAAAGTCATCCGAAAAATCCTGGCGATGGAGTCGGCACAGTTCGACGAACTCAAGGGGCTAATCATCAAGGTCGAAGAGGACCTAGAGGAATACCACGAGGAAGGACAATGAGTGAATACAAACCCGGGGACCTGGTGTTATGCCACAGTAAGGGGATTCTCGGACGGTCTATTCGTGTGGCCGAGCGACGGCTCCAAGACAGCCGGCACGCAGAGTGGAACCACATTGCAATTCTTGACCGGCTGGTGGATGGAGAGTGGTACGTCATCCAAGCCGAAGCCAGCGGAGTAACGAACGACAAGAAGTTGTCCTCAGTTGCTCCGGGTGGACGCTACGAGGTCATCCCTCTGCCCCTCTCTGCCGACCGCTCGAAGCTCCTGAAGTTCGCGCGCGCCCAGGTGGGCGACAAGTACTCGTGGCTTTCGATTCTGTCGGCGGCGTTCGACATGTGGCTCCCGGATGCCATCTGCCTGCGTCGTGGCGACACGTGGATTTGTTCAGGGCTGGCGGCAGCGGCACTCTGGTTCGCTGGCTTTGAGCCGTTGATGAAACTCAACGACGTGTACACCTGCACCCCAGCAGAAATTGCACAAGCCTGCACGAGTGTGCTATAAGGTGCTAGTATTAGGGGGACCAAGGAGGTCCCGCCTTGCTTCCTGTAGCCACTACCCATGTAGTTATCCCGGACACCCAGGCTAAGGCTGGTGTCCCGACCGACCATCTCCGCTGGATTGGGCAGTACATCGTGGACCACTTCCACGACAAGCCCATCAAGATTATCCACCTTGGTGACCACGCCGACATGCCTTCGCTTTCGTCCTACGACAAGGGCAAGAAGAGCATGGAGGGCAGGCGCTACAAGGAGGACATCGTTGCGGCGAACGAAGCCTTTGATGTACTCAACAAAGCTCTAAGGGAGTTCAATGCGAACCGGAAGAAAACGAAGCACGGGCTATGGCTCCCAGAGCGACACATACTTCTTGGAAACCATGAGGACCGTATTAACCGCGCGGTGGAATCGGACGCGCAACTGGAAGGGGTCATTAGCACGGAGGACCTCAACTACCGATTCTCAGGATGGCAAGTCCACCCCTTCCTAAAGCCGGTCAACCTTGACGGCATCTGGTACGCCCACTACTGGCAGAACACCATGACCGGCAAGCCTCTGGGTGGCTCGGCGCTGATGCGTCTGAAGAACCTGGGCCACTCCTACACGATGGGCCACCAGCAGGTTCTTGACTACGGCATCCGCTTTGTCAATGGCAAGAGCCAGCACGCCCTTGTGGCTGGTGCCTGTTACCTCCATGACGAGGACTACAAGGGCTATCAGGGCAACGCCCATTGGCGCGGCATCATCGTCTGCCACGACGTTGTAGACGGTTCCTACGACCCCATGTTCATCTCTCTTGACTACCTCTGCCGCCGTTACGAAGGCGTGTCTTTGTCGGTATTTCTCAAGAAGAAATACAACATTAACCGCTAGTCAAAAATAAATACTTGACTTCTGTGACAGCCATGCTGTACGGTTCGTGGCGTGTTAAAACCCAGCTGGCGAGCAAACGCACGTTGCGCCGGGGTGGATACTTCTGTGTTCATGCCCGACGAAAATGAAACGTTGACTATTAAGCGTAAGGCGCAGGCAATCTGGTACTGCCAGCAATGCCCGGTCGTAGAGGACTGCTTGCGGTACGCTTACGAGAACAACATCCAACACGGCATCTACGGTGGCATGACCACCAAGGAGCGCCGCAAGAACCTATACAAGTGGAAGAGGGAAAATGGAATTCGTAGTAACGCTTAGTGCTGAGCAGTACGCCTCGCTTATGACCGGCTTGACGGCCGCGCAGGTGTGGGCTGGCAAGGACAATGAATCGTCTCGCAAGTGGGACGAACTCACCGACTACATTGTCGATAACGCAGAGATTAAGACCAATCTCTTTTAGATGTAACACCAATGCAGTACCCTATGATTAACTCTTGAAAGGGGTTGAGATGATACGGACACAAACACCGTTAATTACAAGTGCGCTTGTCGAAGAGTTGCACACCAAGTCAGCAGTACCGAAGCCGACTGCGATGGGTACGCCTTTGCGCTACTCGTCTGCCTTCGGGTGCGGGCGACAGCAGGGCTACGCCGCGTTTGATGCGGAGCCTACGGAGCCGATGGACGAAGCCGGAGCCTGGGCTACCGGACTTGGCACCATCATCCACGAAGCGTTGCAGGACTGCATCAGCCGTAAGTACCCGTCTGCACAGTTTGAGGTGGCCTCGAAGGTTGAAGCCATCTCTGGTTCGTGCGACGCACTTATCAGCCTTGACGACATCCGTGCCAACGAGGACTGGGACGTGGACTGGGGGCAGGGAACGCACCTGTTGTACGAACTTAAGACGATGGGTACGTACTCCTTCGACAAGCAGCTGGGCTGGAACCGTATGCGTGGCACCGTGAGCGAGGGCGAAGGTCCAGCGTCTAAGGCGGTCGCACAGGCCGGTATGAACGCTCTCGGCATCATGGCGGCTAACCCCGACATTGACATCGAGTGGCTGGTTATGGGGTCCATCACCTTTGAGGCGCTGTCCAAGAACAAGGCGGCGTCTATGGGCGTCGAGGGCGTCAACCGCTTCTTGGCTGAGTATTACATCCCATCGTCTGAGTGGAAGCCGCTGGCCTCGGAGGAACTGAGCCGTATGCGTGGCCTCGCCTACAACATCGAGCAGGGCTACCTGCCTGACCGCCACGGCGTTACTGACGGTGGACAGTTCCTCGAACTGAACCCTGACTCCAGCAAGTTCTGGCAATGCGACTACTGCGCTTTCCGTACTGCCTGCCAGCAGGACGGCCCCGGTCAGGTTCGCATCCTTGACTCCGTTATCACCAAAAGAAAGGAAGTCCAGTAATGGCAAGCAGTAACGAAATCAACGAGTTGGCTGCGGCCCTCGTTGCCGCACAAGCCGAGTTCTCGGCAGTCCCGAAGGGGAGTAACAACCCCTTCTTCAAGAGCAAGTACGCCGCGCTCCCAGACGTAGTGGCTCACGCCGCACCAGTCTTGGCAAAGCACGGCCTTGCTGTCACGCAAAGCATCACCTACATCATCGCTGGGGACACAATCCTCGACGCTCTGAAAACCGCACTGATTCACAAGTCGGGGCAGTACATCGAGAACGAGATGCTCTTGCACCTTCCCAAGCAAGACCCACAGGGGCAAGGCTCGGCGGTCACTTACGCCCGCCGGTACTCCTACATGGCAATCCTTGGACTTGTGGCCGACGACGATGACGAC